AGCTGTAAGTCTGACATGTCGGGTGTCCTTTGTTCGGGTTACTGGGATGATATTAGATGATGAGTTGGCTGAGTTCGGTGATGGCGAGCTGCAAGAAGTTTGCTCGAGGGTCGTCCATGCGGCGTAGGTCATCGCGTAGCGCTTCGAGTTCGCCTACAAGATGGTAAAGGTGTGATGCCTTTGATCGCCGCACATGGTTCGGTGTAAACAGGTCGTCGATCATGCCCATCATCGCCCGGGTGTGCTCGGTGATCCCAGTCTCGGGATAGATGTTGTTTAGTTCGCTGTCGCCCATGGTGTCCATCCTGAATTGTTGTATATAGCAAGGGTGGCGCGCAGTGAGATCGTTGCGTTGAACAGATCGCTGCACTCTTCGAGTATGCCCTTTTCTTGTAGCCAGCCGATAGGCCACTGCGAGTTTGGCAGACACCAAAAACCGTTGATCTGTGTCAGGCCATACGATCCTGAGTTGGGATCGCTCAAGTTGTGCGCTGTTGTCTGGCAGCGTGACTCGCGGTGCATGACTAGGTCAAGTGTGCCGAGTTGGTCGGCTGGGAAGCCAAGGTCAAGGGCAAGCTGTAGGGCATCGTCACAAGTGGCGATCGTGGTAATAGTCGTGGTCGGCGCGACCGTGGTGCTGGCTGGCAGTACTGCCTCGTAGTAGGCGGCTGGGATGATGTTGCTATCTGCCTCTGGAAGGCTCCTAGCGACCCCTAGGAAGGTCGTAAACGCCCAGATGGTACTAATGATGCCTGCGATTATTTTGGGGGCTGTAAAGATCATTTTTTCTCCAATTGGTATGGGACACCCCAGCTGCCTGAGATGTCCTTAAAGGCGAGCTGCGAGTGCAGCGTCCTGCCGTCGAGTGGATCACGAAATATCTGCACCATGACTTGCTGACCGCTATCTAAATGTGAGGTGTACACCTCGTAGATGTAGGTCTTTGCGTCCATGGTTTTCGCTTGCCTTCCGTCGGTACATCGACCCTAGGCAATGGGTGTGACTAAAGCAAGGATTTAGTCTGTTTCCATTGCTGCACAAGGGCTGGAACACGGTCGCCGACATAGTAAAAAATGTGCCATGGCTCGGATTGCACTTCCCATGTAAAGCCGTAGGCCTGAATGTTTTTGAGCATAAATTGCATGCGCCCTGTCTCTGATGCGTCACTTATGTCAACTGCCAGCCCTAAATTGTGGCGGCTCGTGCCGGGTGCAGCCATCGGCGCACAGTTGGGCTTGAGGTAGTAAGTGTTGCTTTTCCACACTCGCGTCGATGCGCCTGCAATCGGCTGAGTCTGATAGCGCGCAAGAAAGCCTGTGGTTTGTGTTGAAATACTGCGATAACAGTCGGCTGCCGATGTGGGCTTAAAGGTCTTAACACCAGCAGCGAAGGCTGCATCGCGTAACGCCATGTAAGCATCAGCTGCTAAAGGGTGCAATTTGCCGTATGGCTTGACATCGACAAGCAGGCCTGCTGGTAATTCACCCGGGGTTACATGCTGAAGCGTTGACGGCATAACCAACTTGTGATAGTGGCGCTCGAGTTTGTCTGGGACGACAGTGAGCGTCGGTGCTTTAGGCTTCGGGGTTTTTGCCGATGCCATAAGCTTTGTTTTTCGGGTTGACATAGCCGATGAAAAGTGGTGCTACAGCTGCGATGGCTGCACCAAGTAGGTCGTTGGGATCGGTGTTGCCTGACATGTAGAGCGCGACTGCTGCTGCAATGGCACTGTTGATGTAGGTCGAGATCATTGCTTTATCACTGGCTTTCATTTGTTGCCCCTGTCTGTTTGGCTTTTTTCATTCCGTTAGATGCTAATAGGCCGCCGAGTGATCCTGTGAGGAACACGACAACGGTGGAGAGTAGGTCTATAAAAGCTGCGTCGTTGGGGGCTTGCTCAAGCGGCTGATTGACAAACAGTAGGCCGTAAACAAAGCCGAGCACGATCGCGGCAAAGCTGATCGAGAGTGTGATGCCAACAATCAGGATTAGTCGTGCGTGTTTATCCTCTGGCGACATCGCAAGCCGTCCGCGTAAAGCACCTATTTGGTTCGATGTTGACTCTTGTGCTGCTGCATCCATTAAGCACCGCCGCCACTACTGCAACCATAAAGAGCAGCGCCGCGTATTTCGCCCATCGCATTATGCCTCAGGTATTGGTGGGTGTGGTGGCGCTGTAAAATCTTTTGTTACAGGGTCATAGGTGTAACCAATGCCAGCGTAAGTTTTGCCCTCAACATCAAAAAATGTTTCTACCCATGTGCCTGGGTAACGCTCAGGGTTTGCTTCCAAAAAATCTTGGTGCACCACAGCAACATGCGTGACAACATTGTTGTCGTCTATTTGTGCAAAATACTGATGGTTTGTCATGACTTAAACCTCACATAAATTACGCCGCTGCCGCCAGCAGCGCCTGTTCCTGTATCACATGGCCCACCACCACCTGATCCTGTGTTCGCCGCGCCAGCAGTGCCATTTTTTGCTCCCGTTGAGCCACCGTTGCCACCGATTGAACTGCCGCCTGTTCCTCCCGTTGCGCCTCCACCGCCACCGCCAGCGGCTACAAAGGTCGAGCCAGCACCTAACCAAGTCCCAATATCTGTTCCTGCTCCACCATTGCCGCCAGTTGTTCCTGCACCGTTTGCACCGACTGCTGCCGATCCTCCGCCTCCGCCAGCAGCGCCACCGCTTCCGCTGTTAGTTCCTGTTCCGCCATCTTTACCCAAACCAGTTTGACCAAAACCTGCTGTATAACCCTGCACAAAAGATGATCCACCGCCGCCAGAAGCTCCGTTAGTACCTAACGAAAAACCGCCCTGACCGTAGGTATAGCCGCCAGCACCACCACCAGGGACAATTAGTGCTGTGCCAATACTTGAAGAAAAACCTGTTTGTGCATTGTTTACACCAGCCGCTGCGCCAGCACCAATGTCTACTGCGTGAGTTGTCGCGGTCAAATAAATTGTGGTTTGAATTAAACCGCCAGCACCAGCACCACCGCCGTTAGTAGTTGATAAACCAGTTGTTCCTGCACCTCCGCCGCCAATGATCGTGCAATCAAAAAGCCCATCTTTTGTGACAGTCAAGGTGCTGTCACTTGTAAAAGTAAGCAGCGTGTACGCTACGCCGCCAACCGTAATACTCGACGAACTACCGCCCGTTGCTGTTCCATAACCGACACCGCCACCGCTAAAAAAAATAGCAGCACTAGCACTAGTAAAATAAAGCGTGCCACCCCCCCATTGTGCCAACGCTAAAGAGCCAGCGGTCGTGACCGTTGCTGTGCCAGCCGTAATCGTGCAAGTGCCAGCACCAATGTTCTGAATGAAGAGTGTGTCGCCAGCATTAAAAAGCGAAGTGTTTACAGTGATCGTGGTTGCCCCGGCATTGCTCATTACAACTCGAGTGCCTTTGTCAGCTGCTACAAGCGTGTAGGACGCTGTTTTATTGCTGACAGTTTGGTTGTAGTCGTTGGCTTGCAACGCGTCCATTTGGGCTGCTGTTAATACTTGCCCTGCTACGAAATCTTGAATCGCCATAAGTGCTCCTTATCCTAAGACATTTTCTTCATCTATGCGACCATACAGGATGTCGTCCAAAATCAGCTCAAACACAAGCGTGGTAGGTGAGGTAAACAGGGTGATCCTGTGGCCTGTAGACAGGTCAATCTCGTGCTGGATGCCTTCGATGGCTAGTTCTTGCGCCAGCTGCGTAATGCTGTTGCCGCTGGTAAATGATTTTTCTACGCTAACAGTGGCCCCGATTTCGAGGATTGCCACTACGTCGCGCTGGGCATCGGTAAGAGCTGCGAACGGGGTTGACACATTGGTGTAGCGCGCCTCAGGCTGCCCTACGAGTAGGTAGTTGGCAAGGTCAAGGGCTGCCGTGTCGTTGTGAACTAGCGCGTCCGAGATGGCTGTGGTCTGAATAAAATAAATGCCTTGCGATGTTAAGTCCTCGGCAATCTCTGGGCTTGTAGCGCCAGCGTGTTGCACTGCCGCCCTGTTAATTACTTGGTTGGCCTCAAAGGAGATGCCCACGTTGTCGTAAGGGATGTTTGTGCCGTCATCATGAAAACTGGCTGTTGGCGCAGAGAGGGTAGTGCCGACTCGATCTTGGAATGTAAACACCCCGTCACGCGCACAGAATATGCGACCCTGCACACTCTCGTTAATCTTTGCCATGTAGGCAGCGACCGATGTGCCGTAGGGGACGGTGTACGCGGATGCACCGCCGAGCAGGATGGTTGACGTTTCTAGGTTCCGTTCTCCTGGCAGTTGAAACGCGTTTACTTCTGGCAAATCTAACACTGCTTCAATTCGTTCATTGGCTAATTCTTCGCTGACATTAAACTCGTCCATGTAAGTCTGGCTAAGCAGATAAAAGTCATCGGCGCAGGAAACGGAAACGGTGTCAAGGCCGCCGAGATTGAAGTTGTAGTTGTAGTCCACGATGTAGCCGTTAAACAGTTGCTCGCCTTCGCGGCTGAGGATTACTTTTCGCATTGGGGCTAGACCCGGCACAGCCTGATCGGTGTCGTAGTAAGGGGACTGGGTATCGAACGGGTTAAAGATGCCGCCTGTAAAAGTGTCGTTGAGATCAAAGCTCATTGTCCCAGCAGTGAACTGATCGCCGATGTCTCGACGGCCTCTAAACACGCTGATGCCTGTAGCGCCGTCGATCACAGATGCAAACTCTGTCGTACCGTCCAGCACATAATCAGGCGAGTCCAGCAAGCCCTTCACTGGGTCGTCAAGTGTAAACGCGTCGACAAGAAAGCCCGTAGCAATTGTGAGATCGTAAGACCCTGACTGGACGATCGTGGTAGCCATCAGGCGACCTGTATTTGTGCTGGGCCGTCCACTCGGTTCATGGCTTTAATGCTGTTCACAACAGCGCGCCCGATATCGGCTGATGTTGCCAGACCGCCGTTGACATTGACCGTGATCGGTGTGCCGCGCTCGACCATGAACTGATCAAAGAGGCTGGAAAAGTCGCCAGCGTTGCCTGTGATGCCGTAGTTGCCGCCCATGTTGCCTGCATAGTTTGCTGACAGGTCTGCCACGGTTGCTGTCTTGACGCCGCCACCGCCGCCGCCTGCGCTAGGTGCGCCTACAAGAGCTGCTTCAATCATTGCTACAGGGCTTGTTCCGATAGACCCTGTGCCGCCTTCACGAGCTGCGCCACCGCGTCCAGATGCGCCGCTAGTGATCGCGTCTAATGTTGGCAAGGCCGTGTACTCCAGCATTGGGACTAGCGGTATCAGGTCAATGCTGACACCCGGAATTACATTCAGCGCGTTAATCAGTTGGTTTAATCCAATGATCGCGGCGTTAATAATTTGGTTTATACCGTTGGCAACTACCTTCACCGAGTTATATACGCCCACAGCAAACTGCTTAAACGGCAGCATAAACTCTGCTATCGCTCGCGGGCCTTCGCGATACAGCTCGTACAGCGCGGCAAGAGTAATCATGACTACGCCTAA